GCTACAAGAACACACAAACTCTTAATGAGTACGAAAACATTTACGGAAAAACTACGAGGAAAAGAAAAATGGCTTGGACAGATGAAGCAAAAGCTCAGGCAGTAGAGATGTACACTGCAGAAGAACCAACTCCAGAAAACAGCATGGAAGTTGTCAAAGAAATTGCTGCCGAATTAGGTGAGAGCCCAAATGGTGTCAGAATGATTTTGACTAGAGCTGGTGTTTATGTAAAGAAAACTCCTGCGGCTAAAACCACATCAAGTGGTGGTGGCGGCGGTGGCGGTGGCAGAGTATCTGTCGCAGATGCTCAACAGGCAGTCAAAGATGCAATCTCTGACGCAGGACTGGAAGCAGATGACGCTATCATTAGTAAGTTGACAGGTAAGGCTGCAAATTACTTCGCAGAGATAATCGGCAAAGCACAGGGTTAATTCAGAAAATCACGCTAGGTAGCAGTAGTTACCTGGCGTATTTTTGTATCTGAAGAAACAACCTCACAGTTTTAACCATAGGGTTCTTGGTAGAATACAATTTTAACCTAAAAGGAACTCATGAAGAAAGATGAATTTATCAAGCAAGTCGACAAATGCGGCGATGCGATAATCACCTATCGAAGCCAAAACAGTCGTAGATTAAAGTACAACGTCTGTACTCTTGACTTCGATAACAAATACATACAATCCAAGAGGAATAGAGCGCAACCTACTAACAACCAAGTGTTGTTATTTTGTTGGGACACTGATTCTTACAGACTACTAACCCCCGAAAATGTGACTTCTATAGTTCCTTTATCAGCGATACTAAAAAATGATAGAACTTCATGAAGCCCCCGCTCTCTATGAGAAGCTAATACATTATAACGAGGCTAAGCACGAAAAAGTCTTCCTCACAATTAACACATTCCGCGACGTGGAATACTTATCAATCCGAAAATACTACCTTGACTTTGACGAAGAATGGAAACCTACTAAGGACGGAGTAAGTATGGTAGTTGACTTTGATAATACTAGGGCATTGTTTGAAGGATTAGTTGAAATATTATCATTAACGGAAGTAAAAGGAATACTAGAAACCCATTTTAAGGAAGTACTAGATGAACTCTATCAATAGAAAAGTACACTTTTATGGTGATAGCCATATGCAGGGCTATGAGATAGACCATGATACTATACTAGGGCGCAATACTTTTAAAGAAAAGAAAGACCTAATACATCAGTTCGGATTACACCAGGCCATAGTGTACTGGAATCAGAAGATGGGCAGAGCTACCCAGATGTCTGTGTACGATTTTGCACATCGCAGATTGCCCGAAAGTTACCCTTCCTTGCTATTTCCCGAGTCAAGATTAAACGCATGGCCAGCTATGAGCTATGATTATTTACATCTGCGTCTAGTACATGACTATCACAAAGGTTTACTACATAAGTATGATCGCGTATTCATTGGAGTCGCTAGACCCACGCGAACATACAAGTTAGATAGCGTAGGAAACTTTGATTATAGATACGAAGACCTTGACGGAAAAGCCGATCAAATGACAGACATACAGTACGCGTGCTGCTGGACATTAGGTGCGAGGTCTATTATGGATTTCTGTGAGAAACGCAGTATAGAATACACCTTCCTCTCACACTTTGATATATTTGATCGAAGTGTAAAAGACATTCATAATATCGACATCCCCCAAAATGCTATTTATACTAATATGTTCTTAGAAACTTATGAAGAAGTTATTAGTAAAGCTCTCCCCAAAGGTTTACATCATTTCGGAGATGTAAACGGTTTCTACCACCGTAATGCAGATGCCCACAAACAATTTGCAGCATACCTTAAAGACACTTTATGAAAGTAGTTACGTTCCCTAGAACTGGCTCAACTAAAATTTGTTTTGATTTAGCCGCAAAATATAATGTACCTTTTGTTGGAGAATTAAACCCTGCATACAGCCCAGAGGTAGGCATAAGTGGGGCTTATAATAAAAAGAACAAACACGAAATACCCAACTGCCAACCACACCCCACATTAAAAACACTTACAGCATATATTGATGACCCAGCCCCTGTTCGACTGATAAACAGATGGGGCTTCTTAGTCGCGGATCAAGCAGACTATATAGTTCTAAGACGAGATGTTAGAGCTTCCCTCGAAAGTCTAAGTATACTTATCCACAAACACGCAGAAAATCCAACCAGCCAAGAGATTCCTACTATAGTTGGGTATATTAGTATGCAAGTAATAAGTGAAATTTCAATACTATTAGCATGGTGCTTACAACATCCTGAAAAGCAAATTATATGGTTCGAAGACTACTTTCCAGAGTACGAAAGACAGACCTATGTTTCAATTAAGAAAGAGATTGTTGATGGATACGCTCCCTGGCTAACTGCCCACCTAGAAGATACTCGCATACAAGAAATGGTTGAGCTTCTCTGGACTACAACACACAAAAAATAAGTCTTGACAAAACCTTATATTTTTAGTATAATAGTGTCATGAATATTTTTATACTTGACGAAAATTTAGATAAGAACGCAGAGTATCATGTTGACAAGCACATTGTCAAAATGCCACTAGAAGCTGGCCAGATGCTATGCACAGTACATTGGACACATAAATATGCAGGATACGTACCCAACAGAAAACTCACCTCAGACGAGTGGGCAAAGGTTTCAATTCAGAAAAAGAATCAGCCAAGGGATTTTCCCTATCTTCCTACTATGTACAACCATCCTTGTACCATCTGGGCTAGGAGCTCCCAGTCAAACTACGACTGGCTCTACTGCTACGCACTGGCACTGGGAGAGGAATATACCTATCGATATGGGAAGGTGCATAAATCTGTCGAGATGGTCTTGGGGCTACCAGAAATATCAATCCCCGACATTGGGCTTACCCCATTTGCACAAGCCATGCCTGATGATTGCAAACACGACGACACCGTCACAGCCTACCGAGAGTTCTATCACAAAGACAAAGCAGTCTTTGCTGACTGGAAGTACCGAGACAAACCTTCTTGGTGGGATGAAAACTCAGCCGACTACGAAAACAGGATAAGCAGATAAGACTATTTCTCTGATGTCCTGGTAGCTCAACTGGATAGAGCAACGGCCTTCTAAGCCGTAGGTTGCAGGTTCAAGTCCTGCTCGGGACACCAGAAAAATAGTTCTTGACAACATCTTAAAATCCAAGTATAATATATAATATGAATAAAGATATAAGAACATATTTAAGCAAGTGCCGCGATGCCTATTTCAATGGACGCCCAGTAATTCCAGACGAAGTATATGATCGCCTTGTAGATAACATAAATACAGATGATGTGGGGTCTGCTACGGATAGCCGTTATAAGCACCCCTTCCCAATGTATTCACTCCAAAAAGTCTTTGCAGACGAAGATTCAGCCCCCGATTACGGAAAAGAAGCTGTGGTTACTACCACTAAGCTTGATGGCGCAGCTGTGTCTTTAACTTACATTGATGGAGTGTTTCATCAAGCTCTCACTAGAGGAGATGGCAAGGCAGGACTAGACATTACGGACAAGATGCAGTGCATAGTTCCGCCTATGTTAGACAAGTACGCTTTCCAAGGCGTTAGACAGATTACTGGAGAAGTGGTAGCTCCCAAAGAGATACCTAACTCTAGAAACTATGCTGCTGGCGCACTCAACTTGAAAGATGTACAAGAGTTTAAAAAACGTGACTTAACCTTTATTGCCTACGGAGTACAGCCTACTATCGGAGCCAGATGGCTCGAGGACATGAAGTTTCTTAGTAACTGGTTGAAAGTAATTTCTGCTAGTGACTGGAACGAGTTCCCAAATGATGGTGTTGTATTCCGAGTAGACAGATATGTAGCTTTTGAAAAGTTAGGTTATACTTCTCACCACCCCCGTGGAGCATATGCTTACAAGACACGGGCAGAAGGAGTAGTAACTAAACTATTAGATGTAGAATGGAATACTGGTAAGTCAGGAGTAATTGCTCCTACAGGCATACTAGAGCCTATCAATATCAACGGAGCTACAATATCTCGTGCTACACTACATAACATTGCTTTTATAGATGAAATGATGCTAGAGCTTGGTTGTAGTGTGGAAGTGATACGAAGTGGAGAAATTATACCCAAAGTTGTTAGGAGAGTTGACTAATGTTTTTATACCTAGAGACTCAGCTGCAAAAAGCGTATAGAGTTTACATAACTAAGATACCACTCGGGCAGCAGATTCCAGAACTTGAATTCTTTAGAGAGATGGTAGAAGGCATGGATGGCCCCGAGTATTTTGAGGAGCTATTAGATGAGTGGGAAAGACTCGAACCTAACAACAAGTCCACCAACTGAATCAAATGTTACATTTAAAACATATAAGCATTCTAGGTTCACTTTGATTAAACATGCGCTCGGTTCGTTCGGAGAGCAGGACGGCTATGATAAAGCCAACGAAGATAAAATTGCATATATTCGTATGTTTATAGTAGGTTCTAATCTACTGTGTGCGTACTTATTCATGCTAAACATTATAGTAGGGTGGATAGTATCGCTTCTGTAGGAAAATATAACGAAACTTATTTCAAGAATCACCCAGTAGAAGCTGCCCGTGAGGGTGTGCTTTACGGAGTCATACTTGTCAATAAAGAAACCTATGAAAGAGAGGTTATAAAAGTAGGTATCGCTAGTGGTAAAGACTGGCGTCATGTAGTCAAGAGAGCCAGAGGTTTTCAAGGGTACGACCTAAGAATTCAGCGCACTTGGACAAGCACTTTGTATGAAGTGTTTGCAATGGAACAAATGCTACACGCTAAGTTCGCAAGTGATAGATTAGAACCAGCTCACAAATTTGGGGGACACACAGAGTGTTTCAAGATTACGAGCAAGATATTAGAGGAGTTCCCTAAAAAATGGTAAAAGATACAAATATTTATGTAGAATCAAAAAAGCCTTTGGATGAACATAGGTTTACTGGTTGGTACTATAACCACTCAGACGGAAAATACTACAGGTTTGATGACTTGCCTGCCCATGAAGATAAATAAGGTAGGTCACACATATTTTGCTGTAGTAGAGGATTTCTTTACTATAGCAGAATGTCGACAGGTTATACTTGCCTGTGGAGACTTTAATTTAACTAAAGTCCCAGCGGGTACGTATAATGGTTGGAAAACGGGAGTGCAAAATCGAAACATTGCTACTCCCCCAGTTCTAATGTACAAGTCTAAATTTGATGAGGCTTTCGCCAAATTTAACGAAAGTTCTTATGACTTTCACCTGATTCAACAGTACTCACACTTTGTGAACGAGTACGGAGCAGGTCAAATACTAGACTGGCACAGGGACGAAGATGAATCCATAGAGGATTTATACAAACGAACACCTGCAAACAGGCTATCCTGTAGCATCTTCCTCAATGAGGATTTTACAGGCGGAGAGTTCACTCTCGATGGAGTAGATAGTTGGCAACCTAGAGTTGGTCAAGCAATCTTCTTTCCATCAGCACAGTTGCATAAAGGTGGTCGTGTAACACAAGGCACAAAGTATAATTATACTGTGTGGGCAAAAGGAGAAAGGGGTGCATAGGTTTTGGTATCTATGGGCGCGTAGTTTAGGAGACAAAAGTGGTAAAACTGACAGAGATGCTGATATTGTTGCAATATTTAGGACAATCATCGTGCTCGTTAATTTTGTTACTTGTTTCGTTATTATGTCAGGAGTTATACACCATTGGTAATTAAGGGTATAGCCGAAGGTTTTCATGACGCTTCAGTCGCATTAGTTGACAAGAAGGAGATTATTTGGGCAAAACATGCCGAGAGAATCACTAGGAAGAAGAATGATAAACATAACCCACAAAGTCTTCGTGGAGCTGACGCACACGCATCGGTTTTCTACGAAAACGTACCACTCAAAAACTTAAGGCGATTGAAGTTCGATCAATCTCCTGTTTCAACAAAAATTTTTGATGAATGTGATTACCACTTGGAACATCACGAAAGCCACGCAGCAGGAGCGTACTACACATCGCCGTTTACCGATGATGTCGTTTGTCTCGTGATTGATGCGATTGGAGAATGGACATGCAGCAGTGTATGGATAATCAAGAGTGGAAAATTGAAAAAAGTTTATGAGAAAATTTATCCACATAGTATTGGCCTGTTCTATAGTGCTATTACGAAGCGTATTGGTTTGAAACCAAACGAAGATGAATACATAACTATGGGAATGGCGGCATATGGTCAGCCATGTGTTAATATGGAATACTGCTTTAATGATTGGGCTAACTGGCACAGGGGGTTTACCCTAGATGATTTTAAAGGACATAGTCCTGCAGACATTGCCGCAAGTGCCCAGTTACAAGCAGAGCATGAGATAGAAACGCTAGTACAGAAAGCAGCCCCTTGGGGCAAAAACTTATGCTATGCAGGTGGGGTCGCTCTTAACTGTGTAGCTAATTCTAAGATACTGCATAACTATTTCGAGAATGTTTGGATTTATCCAAATCCAGGCGATGCGGGCAGTAGTTTGGGTGCCGCTCTAGGTCACACTAGGGAGCATGTAGACTACAGCCCTTATTTAGGAACTAATATTGATAGTCAAATCAACCCGAAAGAAGTAGTAGATTGGATATTAAAAAAGAAAGTATGTGGAGTAGCAAATGGAAAAGCCGAATTTGGGCCCAGAGCATTGGGGAATCGTAGTCTTCTTGG